GGTTGGCCGCGCTGACGCCGGTAAGTTGCGTGATATCGACATTGGCGATCCGAGCGACGTAGCGCCAATCCCTCAGGACCAGACCGATCTCCCATTTGAAGTGGTCGCGATAGGCCTGGAACGTGTTGCCCGCAGCGTCAGTCACAGGCCACTCGCCCATGTCCCGATGCTGGAGGCCAGTGATCTTCCCCTTGGGGAAGGTAGCGTGACAGGTGTCGGTGCCCCAACACACAATCCAGATCGACGTGTTAGTGCTGGCCAAACCACCACCACTCAACACATTGTTGGCGGTGTTACTGTTCGCTGCCACGAGCGTCGAATACCGAGGGGAGAGGCCGGTGAACCGCTCCGGGTTGACACCCTGGTTGCCGTAGATCAGGGTCGCCGCGACCTGTTGGGACATGCCCTCGAGGAACGCCTTGACTTCCGATAGCCGGAACTCAGCGGTATTCCCGTTGAGATCAGCAATGTCCTTGTCGATAACTGCATACGTCTCCAGGTTACCGCAGGTATCGACAATCTGGGCAGTCGTGGACTTGGCGTTAGGGACGCCAGTGTTAAGCAAGCGCCACGTTGCCTGAGGCAAGCCAGTTCGGACGGTCGTCTTGTGACCCGTCGGTAGGTTCCCTTCTTGGACAAGCATGTCCTCCAGGATTTCGTTCGTCTGGGAAAGCAGCTCGATGATCGTCGCGATGCGATAGTTATCGTCCAGCCGCTTAGCCCAATCTGCGTAGGTTAACGCAGTAGCTCCGATAACCGCCATCGTTTATCCTCCAGATGACGTAGGGAGATTGGGATAGATTGCCTGAGCGGCCGATCTCGGACGTTCGTTAGCACCTCTTGGGCCACCGCCAACGTGAGTCGTACCTTCAGTGAGCTTCTGAGCCACACGATAGAACAGCTTGACGAATGCTGGATGGTTGCCAGCGCCCGTAAGGTCCATCGCTGCACGGAAGTCATTCGACAGTTTCTGGTCGCCAACACTGTCGAGTAAGCGACCAATGCTCGTCTTAACTTGATCAATCCTCCCACCGATCTCGGGGTCAGCATTGATCTCCTTTACCCACTTATCTTGCAGCTCTTTCCAGTACTCGATAGGGGCGGTTGCCGCCTCCATGTTCTTCTTGGCGTAGAAGTCAACCAGTGTCTGAGCCGAAGCTTGAGACAGGTTCATTCCCTTAAACATCGAGTGGACCTCTGGCATAATCTCCGGGTCCAACTCGTATCCGTCTGGCACCTTAAAAGTGTCATATTTCTCAGGTGCGACCTGAACCGCCGGCCGATTCAGAATCGACTTGTCCGCCGCTGGCTCCGCCACTTTCGGAGGTTCCGTCTTCAACGGTTCCGTCTTCGGCGGTTCCGTAGTCGGGGGCAGTGAAGGGGTCGTACTCTGTAGCGGTGGTTCGCTTGGCGGCGCGACTGGCTCTTCGGGCGGCATCTCTTTCGTTCCTTTCTTCCATCATATCCGCATATCGATCGGGGCAAGCGGACATGATATCATTGAGTATCTGTAAACCGACGTTCCGTTCGCCCTCAGCGAACGCCATATCGAGTGCGTTGCGCGAGAACGAAGGGGCAAAGATGTGGCAGGACTCGAGGCGGGCGAGCACCCACGCGCGACCCGCAGCCAATGACATGAGGCCCTTGATGATCTCTTTACGTTCGTTCTCCTCACGCTTCGCCTCTTTCTCGGCGAGCCGAACGTGACTTCTCTCGGCAGCATTATATTCATCGCTCATCCAAGCCCCGTCATCGATTGTAGTGCCGAACGGCCACCACCGACTGGCGTCGCGGCGAGGTTCTTCGCGCCCTCAACCATAGCCGCCGACTGCTGCATTTCCTCTTGCTTCTGCTTCTCATCCGCACGTTGCTGCCGAATCTGTTGAAGTTGGTCGGGCGATCGAATCAGCTTCGGATCATTCTCGAGTAGATCGCTATATTTCTCCAGCGCGTAATCGAAGTCTACCACATCAGCAATCTGCGGGTCTAATCCCGCAAGGTTTCCGGTGATGGAGAAGAGTCGCTCGATGCCAGAGGTTTGGGCCGCCGCTTGCGCGACGCTGAGCATTGAGACATACTCGATTTGCATGTTCTGGCCCATGACCTCCGCAGGCGGGTCGGGGATTAAGCCAGCTCGTTCCATAACCGCAAATACCCGCTCGACAGACATTTCAAGACACTCGTTCTGTATTCGTTCCAATACTGGACCGAGCATAACTAACTGCTCACTTCGTCGAGCATCAATCTCAGTGGCCGTCACATTCGACTTGGGAGGAAATTGGCTAATCATCTGGAACAGGTCGTTGAAGAAGATCGCCTTAATCCGTTCCCGAACCTCATTGAGATCCTCCATAATCTCCCGTACCGGCGGCATAACCGTATAGATAGGTTTCATGCCAATGTTGTTCACACCTGCAATATAAGTGATCCCTCCCGGCAGCAGTGACGCGGGCTGGTTCTTAAGTTGAACGTCTGCCACGAGCGGTGGGTTGACGAGCTTATCAATAGCTTGTGCTTTCCGCTTGGTCTCTTGTTGCAACTGCTTGATGTCACCGAGAGCATCCATCGCGGGGGAGCGTCCGTAAGAATCATTGCTGACCAGGTCCCACCGCGGGCAAACGAACGGCTGTTCAAAGAAGCCTCCCTTTCTCAGCACATACTCTCGAGGCTGACCGATCTCCCAATAACACTCCCTATATTTGAAGTGGGCCGGTATGCCAAGCTTCCGCCCGTCATTATTCGGCTCGATTGCATGTCCGATAATCGACTCACGCGTGAGCGCAGCGCCGCCCGTATTATACAGCTGCCTGATTGCCGGGGAGGTATTCTCCCAGCCAAACATCTGAACCGTCTCACTGACCGTCAGCGTGAACTCCCTGTATTGCGAGTCGATGACGAACTTATGATTATTCTGAACAAAGAACTCCCCAGCGCACGGATTGTAGCAATGAATAACCTTTTCGCTATCTTCGTAGATGAGCATGACTGCGGTGCCAAAGACCACTAAATCAAAGTAGAGCACCGCCATCGCATTGTAAAAGTTGGAGCGGGCAAAGACGCGGAACATTCGCCGCTCAACTTCGGCCAGCCATATAGAGACGGGGCCGGTCATCGTCGAGTCCAGCATCCCAATCTTAAGTCGGAACCAGGGTCGAGTCGGGCTTGACAATCCACTCATCAAGCCCGACGAGAGGTTCCGTGCGGCGATGGTCGCGGTGGAGTCAACCATATGCTGATTGATGGGAGAGCCACGCGCCATCATATTAGGAGTGACAAGCCACTTGTACCTCCGTGGTATGATATAGTCAGCGAGTTCTCTCCAGTGAACCCACCAGCTATATCGGTTAACTTTCAGACCATTATACCGTTCATCAACTTGCTTGCGCAGGGCGATATTCGCATTGCCCTCTTCGCGAACTGAGGGGCGAATGTCCGCCTTGCTTATGCCGACAACCGTTGCCATTTAACGAGGTCCCTTTGGTCGTCGCTCTGCGATCATATCGGCCGCAGCACTCTCAATATCATCTAGTGTCTTCCTGTATTTAGGGTCTCTCAAAAGTTCGGTCGCTGCCCTAATCTGATAATGGTTCTGTGGAGAGACACCTGACTCTTTCGACTCTTGATCGCCGAAGTGACGGATCATGAGTGCACGGACAACAAGCTCCTCATTGTTGCCGTGAAGACCTTCTGGAATTTTCCCCGCCGTGATCAGTTGGTTCAGTCCCCGATGAATTGACTCATGAACAATCGCGGATGGATATGTCGAGTCGTACCAGAGCGTATCTGAGCCCGGCTCGTACAGGCCAGCTACATTGAGGCGGACGCGCGGATCAAAGCTCTCAATAGTTTTACCTGGAGCAAACCCAAGCTTTGACACAGGACTCCGCTCTGCTGCGAGCCAAGACTGGTGAACCTTTAGTGCATCATCTTCGGAAAGGAGTCTCGGCTTGGAGCCGGTGCTGATCGATTTCCCCATCTCGCGAATCTTTAGCATGCTCGGAATATCGATATGCTTCATCGTCGCGCCGCCAGCTCGTGTATAGGGAGCGACTGGATCACCATAGGTCTGATCAACCTCCTTAGACTTCGCCACATCTTTCTCGGTTGGGTAATGGAGGTCTGGATCAGATTGAAGTGTAACGGTTGGCGGATCAACGCCCTCGGGAGTTTCTTTCGCCCCTCCAAATATCCAATTCAGAATTCCAGCTTGCTTCCCTTCAGCCGGTTGTCGCTCGCGGTCGGTCAAACGCCGAGACGCACCAAGGGCGGCGTTCTCGCCATACATATCCAGATCGCGGGCGAAATCTTTCTCCCACCCCTCTGGAGGCTTTTCTGCATCACTCCCTAGGCCGACTGCCACTTTCTCCCCCTACGGGTAGCATGTTCTGTATATCGTGAAGTTGCGTGTCTCGGTCCATAAACTCATGAATCTTGAAGTACCGTGTCGTCGCCTCGCGATCGTTCCGATAGTGTGGGAACTTATCGAGCCCACTCTCTTCAGCTCGCTTGATCGCCTCATCATGCGGCAACTTCTTATTGTCCCAGATCGTCGGCAATATGTAAGATCTTCCATCGATACTTGCGGTTATCGCCTGGAGCGAGGCGAGTCCGCCTTGCGGCATCCGAACCCCGCCCTTCCTCAAATTATCGAGATGGTGCTGATAAAGGTTCTGCTCTTGCTCGGTCATCTGTAGATGGCGCTTGGCGAGGTTCTTGTAGTCAAATGGGCCACTGTCGAGAACATGCGCCCCTGCCGGGTCGCCGCCCTTGGTTTGGACAGCACCCTCCATATCCGAACCTTCGGCCGGTGCCTCGCCCTGTTCCCTCGATAGTTGCGCGCGTCGTTTTTGCTCCTGCATCAACGGACTGGTCGATAGCGGCGACGAAATGGCGCCCTTCTCTATATCCTCCTGAGGAGAATCTATTTGGGGCCTGAGCCTTGCCATTTACATACCCAGCAATGTTTTAGTGCCGGTCGGCGCGGCCGATGCGAGGACGCCTCCGGTCGTTGGAGCGAAGTACCCACCGAGAACTGTTCCGAATCCGGTTTGCTGTTGGCCAGCGCCGGCGGCCTTTTGCTGCGGTGTCTGCTGCCCGAACACAGGCGGCGCGGCCGCTTGCGGAGGAGGCGGTGTTGCCGCCACTGGAATTGGAGCCGGTGGCGCTGCCGCTGGAGGGACGGGGAGTGGATTAGCTGGTGAACCGGGAGGCGGCCCCTCCGATCCAGGAGGCGTGAACGCTCTCGCTACGAACCCCATCGTTACCTCCCTATATGCGAGGGCCCAGTGATTCGCCACCGCCCTGAAGAACGAACGAGCCGTCGCTTTGTCTTACCCATCTGCATTTGGGCGCTTGAACCAGAATGTTTGACCACCTTCTTCCCATCCACCACGGCGATAACGAGATGTTTGGATCGGCCCCGTTAAGGCCGACCGGCCCGACATTCCAGTATGCCTGGATCGCGGCTGAGTCGAGTGGCTCGACAGCGGACACCGGCGGTATCCACCCTGCCGGGAGTAGGCCGCCGGGGCCGTCGTTGATGATCGTACCTGCATCGACCATCACCGAGCCGGGCAAGAACAAATCCGTCAGGGCGCGATATGTCGCCATCAGGCCTCCAATCCCGCTTGCTCGAACGGATTGTAATCTGCTTGCGTCGCGCCGCGAGCAAACGGATTGTACTCGTGCTGAACGAGGGGCGGATGCGGCCCATCTCGACCTGCCATCCCGGGGGGGGTAACGGGCAAGGAGAAAGTGAGGCCAGGCGCATCCCCTCTACCGGGCGACTCAAGCCCGCCTTCCTTCATATCCCCTTT